ACTGAAAGTTGGCCAGCCGGTAGGACTATCGGCCTGTCAGTGTCCCTGAGTTTGGATGACAGGGAGATACTCATCCATTTTTTATTACACGGAATATCTATAAAGTTATGATGAACGAAAGAATGCAGACCAAGTACATGACGGTCTTAGAGGACATGTATTTAAGCGATGGTTTCAAGTTGCATGAGATGCGCTCGAAGCATAAAGTAAGCGCATACCTGATCACCATTTGTGTCAAGCTAGGCTATGTGCAGAAGACCAAGGGCACATGGTACAAGTGGTCAAAAGGTTTACCGACCAAGCGTCATCTCGGCCGTATCAAGCATGAGCTTGAGTCGATGCAGAAACCAAAGAAGCGAGTAGTTAAACTATTATGGGGGCTTATCACTTATGAGGTATAGCAATTATCACGTGTGCTACCACATTAGTCCAATCATGTGCACAGGTGTGACGGTTGAGGCTCGTAGTATAAGAGAGGCAATCACTAAATCAAATATCAATGAAGACACCATCATCTATGTCGCCAGTCTTGAAGAGATACATCGTGACGTTCGAGAATGGCCAGACTCTAAAGCTATTTGCAGTTAACAGATGGCGGGCGCTTGACCTATGTGCTATTATGTCAAGTATGCCGATAGAGTCTATTAATGAAGCCAAAGTACAAATCAAAATTGAATTTATAAATCCTAATTAATATGTATGCACTAATTTCAGTAGGCGCATATGCAGGGTTACTGCATGTCGCCAAGATTAACAACACAGTTCTACGGGCAAGCCTCGGCATCCCATTGGTTGTAACAATGTTCTTCTGTGGTCTTATGGCTCTAACGCAAGGCATAGCAGCTCAATGGATCCCTGATCGACCCGAGTACAACGTGGTATCAAATGGTAACTTTTACACCACATCGCCTGACATGAACACCGCTTTGTCTATCGCTCTACCAACCTTGCAGCACAACGGAGCCAAGATGCACACCCTTGCTATTGACAAGAGTGACACTGACACACCGCTGTTCAACTACTTTATTAGAGATGAAGAGGAGCACATGGTATACGTTGTTTATATCACTAGAACAAAGTCAAATGACTACGTGGTATGGTTCAAGTTCCTACCCAACGAGTCGATTGATTTTGAGGAGGACTTTGTTATACTAGAATATGTAAAATAATTTTGAATGTTTAATATTTTTTAACTAAATTTGTAATCTAATGCACTGGAGAAATTTAATGAAAGACAACAAGTACCTAGGGAGTTGGGACTTGGAGGTCGATGGCAAGTACGAGCCACGAATCGTTACAATCGAAAAAATTTATCAAGACGTCATGGTCGGTGAGATGGGCAAGGAAGACAAGGTATTTGTCAAGTTCAAAGAATTCCAAAAGTCCATGGTATGTAACCGCTCAAACTTTAAGAGACTCGAAGTTTTCTTCAACTCGTTTGACTTCAACGACTACCTAGGCAAGCAGATTGTCATGTCGGTAGAGAAGGTCAAGAGTCCACAAGGTATGGTAGATGCGTTGCGTTTCAGCACGCGTCCATTACCTACGAAGGCGAAGCCAACACTTGACGATGCTCGTTTCGCTAAGGCATTGCAGGCGTTGCAGGAAGGTAAGACAACCGTTGAGAAGTTGACTAGTGATTTTAATTTAAACCAGGCGCAACATGATCAAATTAAGGGCATCCAATAGTTCAGGAATATTTTCGGGCGCGAGCGGGGGTCTAACCCCGGTTCAATCAGCCACTCTTGATGGCTTATTGGCCAAGGTCAAGCTAACTGAAATTCAAGCAGCCAAGCGCGATGAGTTGATTGCCAAGCGTGACGCCAAGCCTGAGCTCAGTGATGGCGCTAAGACCATCATCGAGGACATCGTCAACACCACGGCATACCAATACAAAGACTCGTTTGGTAGCCGTGAGACTGACAAGGGTACGCGCGTTGAGGACGACTCGATTGAGCTGTACAACCGCATCTTCTTCACTGACTACAAGAAGCTAGTTGAGGGTGATGAGTTCTATGAGCTTGTTTACAAGTGCTTGGGTGGTCACCCTGACATCGCTGACAAAAAGCGATTGAAGGTTATCGACATCAAGAGCCCATGGTCTAAGAAGACATTCCCTAAGTTAGAGAGTAAGGCTCAGAAGAAAGTCAAAGAGGCAGGGTACGACTGGCAGATAAAGAGTTATCTATTTATGCTACGCAAGATGACTGGTCTTGATTGGCGTGATGGTGAGGTGGCATACATGTTAAGCGACACGCCTGAGGATTTGCTCAATGAATGGGACGAGCCGACGTTGCACTACATGGGTGACGTGCCTGATCAACTTCGCGCTACTATTGTTAAGGTCACATTGACCGACGATGAGATAGCTGTGATGGACGCAGCATTAGATGCTAGCATTGAGTATGCTAAGTGGTACGTTGACTATTTAAATACCAAGAACCAATGATACGATTGCTTACTGATGGTGGATACCCATCATTGTATAACCATGTCGGTGAATTATTTCCGATAGACAAGAGAGGTCATCTATACTATGTTAGAGTAAAAGGACAAGAGTATGTGTTCTTTCCTGATGAGGTTGAAATCGTTCAGTTACACCAAGACAATGTCGGTAAGCAATTAGTAACCGTAGCTACCGTGATAGTTGTTACCGCAATAGCTATTACAATAATTATTTCCGTAATCTTTTAATTAATACCTATATGTTTAAATTCAAAGGGATTGCCTACAAAGTGGGCAACGTGGAGACTATCTCCGACAAATTTCGTAAGCGTGAGTTCGTTGTAACTGACGGTGCTGCTCAGTATCCGCAGTACATTCCATTCACGTTTGTTAATGACAAGTGTGACTTATTGGATAGTATCGCTGAAGGCCAAGAGGTTGAGGTATCGTTCAGTTTGAAGGGTCGTGAGTGGACTAGTCCACAGGGTCAAGTGAAGTACTTCTCAACTATTGAGGGCTTTGCTGTAACCACATCAGCTAACGCTGCATTCGCTCCTAACGTAGCGCCTAGCGCTCCAGGATCAGGGCACACTGACGATCTGCCATTTTAGTTCATAGCACTTGCTAGGACAGGTTTGTTGTTTTGGTTTAATGGGTGTATCCTAGTGCACCCATTTTTAATCTAATTTAATCATGTGGTTTAAAACTTCAACGGCTGACAAGCCGATAAAAGACTCTATCGTTGAGTCGGTAATCAATAAGTATAGACAGCGTTCCGAAACAGGAATCAAGAAGTATGGTTTCACGATGGACCGCAATGATTTGTCGGACATTGATTGGCTTACACATGCTCAGGAGGAGGCTCAGGATTTAACGCTGTACCTAGAGAAGATGATTGTGAGAAAGAGAGCCGAGGGCCAATTGCTCGATCAGTACCATGCGTGGTACATGCAACAAATGAGAGACAGGGGCACCATTCATTTTGAAGACATGGAGGCCAAGATTGCACAACTAAAACAAGGGCTATGAAGATACAAACAGAATTTTTAAGAGTAGGTGAGTCAACTACCTACTTCGAGCAGTATTTCGAAACGCAAACCCTTAAAAAACTATCATCAACTAACTGGCGATTGATTCAAGACGTAGTCGATGACTTATCTCAGATACTAAGTGAGGATAATAAAGTAATCGTTGACATTAAAATATTAGAACAATGAAACAAGAATTAGAAAAATTAATTGCAAAGTACAACAAGCAATGGAATAAATATGGAATGGGTAGTGTTGTAGCATATTCACAAGTTGTGGCAGACCTTGAAAAATTATTAGATAATATTTCAGATGAAGAAATAATTGCAGAAACCTTTAAACAACAAGAACAATGAAAACAGCAGTAGAATGGATTGAAACAAGAGCTGAAGAAAGAGAGATTAATAATCCAAATGAATCCGCTTATTGGCATTTGAGAGAATTGATTAAGGACTTTCAACAAGCCAAAGAAATGGAGAAGGAGCAGATGATTAAGTTTGCTAAACATTGTTTAGACAAGAGCATAGACTTGGACATTTTAATGGCATATAATCAAGTAGAAATTGAGTATACCAACCAAACCTTTAAATCAGAATAAGATGACAGCAGTAGAATTTTTATTAGAGAAATATAAATCTCAAAACACTTTACTATTTGCAGAAGACTTTGAACAAGCCAAAGAAATGGAGAAGGAGCAGATTATTAAAGCAACACTCTACGGGTTTAGGCAAGATTCGGATGGTGATGATTGGGAAGGTGACAATTATAATGCAGAGAAATACTACAACCAAACATTTACCAACTCTCCGGAAATTCCGACAAGTTCAAACCAACAATGAAACGAGAATACTATTACCGAATCCTGCACACGTTGGCAGGCATAGCTATAGGGTACTGGCTATTCTATAGCAAACCAAAAGTAGAGCACACTGTCATTGAGATACCAACTGACTTTAGTGAATGTACCACTGAAATACAAAAGAGATGTTATGATAGAAGTTATTAAGGGAATAATCAAGAGAGACCATCTTGACGGAGACAGCCAATGTAAGGCCATTGCCGACGTTCGGAACTACCTAGCGTTTGTCATGAGACATCATTACCACATGAGTCTTAATGACATCGGCAGTGAGTTCAATCGCAGGCACACGTCAATCATGCGCGCTATTGACACGCATATTGCAAGGACGCTTAAGGGCGATCCATACATAGAGGACAATATAATTGAATACAAAAAAGAATTAGGAGATGGTGACTTATTTTCAATCGATTACACAAACCTCCACACCTTTCCACGTGGACGTAAGCCAAGCGCTGAAGAGGATCAGGGAGGGGAAGTCGAAGGAGCTAGTAGAATCGGTCAGAGCTGCCTCGACTAAGGACGAACGCAATGAGCGAAAGAAACTACTACCTGCCATATGTTTCAGCGGTAAGTTTGAGAAGCGTGCAGACACTGCCTGCATAGAGCACAGCGGTCTTATATGCCTCGATTTCGATGCCTTTGAAAATCAGCAGGCCTTAGAAGACAAACGCTTTGAGCTACAGCTCAGCCCTTACACCTATGCTATCTTCACGTCACCATCAGGTGATGGGTTGAAGGTATTGGTAAAGATACCTGCTGACATTGAGAACCATAAGTACTACTTTGATGGCCTTCACTCACTGTTCTTCTGCAATGAATTTGACACCACAAGTAAGAACCTCAGCCGCGTATGCTATGAGTCATATGACCCAGACATCTACGTTAACGAGAACAGTCAGGTGTTCATTGATATGGTTAAGCCGATGTCTGCACAGCCAAGAGCTGTTCAGACTACAACCATCCGAGTAGACGACACCAATGAAATCATCAGACGACTAAGCATTTGGTGGGGCAAGAACTACGGTATGGTTCCAGGACAGCGCAACAACAACCTGTATGTATTTGCTGTGGCCTTAAAGGAGTTCGGAGTCAATCAATCTGAGGCTCAGTCTGTATTAATGAATCAAGACCCATCGGGTGAGATGCATGCTGAGATACCAACGATTGTTCGATCGGCATACCGTGACATGTCATCATTTGGAACCAAGTTCTATGAGGACGTTGAGAAGTTAGATGAAATCAAGCGTGTTGAGAAGCTGACTACACCTGTCTCTGAGGATAATGATTGTGAAGAGTTTTGGACCAAGTCGAGCAAAGGGAAGGTTGAGGCAGTCCCTCACTTATTTAGAACGTTTCTAAATAACAATGGGTTCTTTAAGTACTACCCACCAGGATCAAGGACGTTTGTATTTGTCAGAGTGATTGACAACCTGATCAGCGATGTCAACGAGGATATCATCAAGGACTTTGTGCTTGACTATCTGATGGACTACGATGACTTGATGGTCTACAACTACTTCGCTATGAACACTAAGTTCTTCCAAGAGGCGTTCCTAAACTTTGTTCCAAAGATTGAGGCAACGTTTAAAGAGGATGCAAATGATTCAGCATATCTGTACTACATGAACTGCGCTGTGCACGTCACTAAGGATAAGGTGGATGTGATTGACTACAAGGATTTGGATGGCCATGTGTGGGAAATGCAGCGAATAAAAAGAGACTTCATTTACCGTCCTAACGTTGAGGACTGCGAGTTTAATACGTTTGTCAGCAATATTTCAGGAGGTGAGTCAGATAGAATTCGATCGATGCGCTCGACACTTGGATATCTTATGCATAGCCATAAGCCAGCAAGCTATTGCCCAGCTGTCATATTAAACGATGAGGTCATCAGTGACAACCCTGAGGGTGGTACAGGTAAGGGTATCTTTGTAAACTCAATCAATCACATGAAGAAGATGGTTAAGATTGACGGAAAGGGGTTCAGCTTCCAGAAGTCATTCCCATACCAACGCGTTCAGGTTGACACACAGGTGTTGGTGTTTGATGACGTCGCTAAGAACTTTGCGTTTGAGAACCTATTCAGTGTCATCACTGAGGGCATAAGCTTGGAGAAGAAGAACAAGGATGAGATTCATGTTCCATTTGAGCGCTCACCTAAGATTGTCATCACTACAAACTATGCGATCAGGGGAGCAGGTAACTCATTCGACCGACGTAAATGGGACTTAGAGTTTAAGCAGTACTACACCAAGAACAAGACACCTGAGCAGGAGTTTGGTCACATGTTGTACAGCGGATGGCATGATGACGAGTGGATCAAGTTTGACAACTACATGATATCAAACCTTCAGATGTACCTTCAGAAGGGACTGATGAGTAGTGAGTTCAAGAACTTAAAGGTTCGTAAGTTAATTGCTGAGACATCGTCAGAGTTCTACGAGTGGGCATCATCAAGAGACAACATGGATACCAAACCAAACGCTAAGACGCTAGGTAAGGACATGCTTAATAGTTTTATTGATGAATATCCTGACTATGGGACTAGGGGTAGATATACTATATCAAATGCCAAGTTCTACCACTGGTTAGATGCGTATGGAGAGTTTGCTTATGGCATGAAGCCAAGGGTTATACGAGTTACACTTGGTAAGCAGATTCATTTTGTTGTTAAAGAGTTAAAACAATTAAAGTTATGTTAGAAGAAATTTTAGAGTACTACCCAGACGAGACATTCTTAAAGGCAGATGGGTTAGATGAAGCTGTAATTGGTGTTCAGATTGGAGAGCCAATGCGATTAATCTATTCAGTATCAAAGGTCATTGAGATCTTAATAACTGATAATGAGATGGAGCTTGAGGACGCGCTTGAACACTTTGAGTTTAACATTCGCGGAAGCTATGTAGGTGAGCAAACACCTATATGGTGCGATGATATGTATATGGTATGAACCTAGCAAAAGTAATTTTAAAGAAGCGCTTTGAAGCAATAGTAGAGGTAGCTGAGAAACCGAGAGGCAAGAAGATAGATGCTGAGCTGTCTAGCATGATGTTGTCATACGTATCAGCATTGAGATTTCTTAGTGGTGAGAATGATGACATCTACTATGACCCATACCATGCCATCATAGCTCTACGTCGTGAGCTGTCGTCGGTAAGGAATTCAGTTGAGTTAACTAATGAACTTAGTGAGGCAATTAAAAAACTAAAAGATGAAGCAGCTAAGAGGCTATCAAATTGATATAGCTGAGAAGGGTTTAAATATACTCAATAAGTACAATATACTTTACCTAGCTATGGAGGTTCGTTGTGGTAAAACAGCTACATCTTTAGAAATAGCTAAACAATTTGAAGCTAAGAGGGTGTTGTTCCTTACCAAGAAGAAAGCTATAGGATCAATACTTGATGACTACAAGGAATTTGGCTATACATACCACATTGATGTCATCAACGATGAGTCGATGCATAAGCTATCATCTAATGACTACGACGTGGTGATACATGATGAGCACCATAGGTTTGGTGCCTTCCCTAAGCCTGGGTTATACACCAAGATGTTTAAGAAGATGTTTGGACATCTGCCAATGATCTTTCTGTCAGGTACGCCATGTCCTGAGTCATACTCACAGATGTACCATCAGTTTTGGGTAAGCGACCATTCGCCATTCCGTGAGTACAAGAACTTCTACCGATGGGCCGATGACTACGTCACTAAGTTTGACCGGGTGATCAATGGCTTTAAGGTTACTGACTACTCAAATGGAATAGAGCTCAAGATAATGTCAAATGTGGCTCATTTAATGATAAGCTTTACACAACAGCAGTCAGGGTTTGAGACGTCAATCGAGGAGGAAGTTCTTTATGTCGACATGTCGGAGAAGACAAAGATGATTGTGAAGAAGTTGGAGAGGGACCTTGTTGTCGAGGGGAAGGAAGAAGTTATTTTGGCTGACACCCCTGTTAAGTTGATGCAGAAGGTGCACCAGTTATGGAGCGGCACCGTGAAGTTTGAGAGTGGCAATAGCATGGTAATTGATACCACAAAGGCTGAGTTTATAAGGTCGCGATTTGCGACCAATAGGATTGGTGTATTTTATAAGTTTAAAGCTGAGTTAAAGGCTTTAAAGCAGGTGTATGGTGATCAATTGACTGAGAGCTTGGAAGAATTCGACGCAGGTAAGTGTCAAGTGATAGCATTGCAGATTGTATCGGGCCGCGAGGGCATATCGCTCAAGAACGCTGACTATGTGGTATTCTACAACATTGACTTCAGCGCGACGTCTTATTTTCAAGCAAAAGACAGAATGACAACCATGGAAAGAAAATTTAATAAAGTGTATTGGATTTTTAGCGAAGGTGGCATAGAAGAAAAAATATACAAAGCTGTCTCAAGTAAAAAATCTTATACTTTGAATGTTTTTAAGAAAGATTATTCTAAATTTGCATTATAGAGTTCAGGCTATAATAAAAATTTTTATAAAACCCATTGCTTAGTAGAGACCTGAACCTCGAAAGGCAGTGGGTTTTTTATTATGAAGAAATGCGCAAAATGTAAAAAAACTAAGGACTATCAATTATTTAGCAAAGCTAAAAATAGGCCAGATGGATATTATAATTATTGTAAAGAATGTAAGTCGAAAGATGACAAAAAACATTACTGTCCTATAAAAAATAAAAATTATAAGTTAAAAAATAAAGAAAGGAATAAACAAACTTGGGTAAAATGGAGGGTTTTAAATAAAGAAGAGTTAAATAAAAGAAAGCTTGAGTATTATCATTCAAATAAAAAAGAAATAAATAGAAAGGCTTATATTAGAACTAAAGCCAGAATGGAAATGGATGATTTATTTAGATTTAAGGTAAGGGTTAGAGGGTTGATTAGAGATTCTTTTAAAAGATCATTTAATAATAGATTTAAAAAGTCAAAGAAAACTGAAGATATACTATGTTGCACTGTTGGATTCTTTACAGAATACATATCAAGTCAATTTTCAGAAGGAATGTCATTTGAAAATTATGGTAAATGGCATTTAGATCACATAATTCCATTGCATACAGCTAAAAACCATGAAGATGTAATAAGTTTAAACCATTACACAAACATTCAACCATTATGGGCTGAAGATAATTTAAAGAAATCAAATAAAATATAAAGATTATGTCACTACTAACTGAGATTAAAATTTTAATACAAGAAGAGGAACTTGATAAGCCTTGCAGGAATAGAGAAAAGTTATTCAGGAGATACTTTGTAATATGGTTCTTAAGGGAAAACAAAATACCAATTGTAAAGATCGGCAGAATGGTTAATAAGCATCATGCCACTGTATTGCATGCGCTTGAGCAACATGAGTTAATGATGAAACCAAAGACTGGTGATGAAAACTATAAGAAAATAACTGAAGATTTACGTCATAGATTTTTAGATCGTTACTTCATGAATGAAGACAATGAAGGTGATATTTTACAAGATGTAATGATGGCAAATAGTTATTATGATCTCATGATAATTAAAAAAAGAGTTTCAAATGGCTATTATAATATGGAAAAAACATCTACATTTGTAGGTGACCGAGCAGCAGATACAAGCGAAGCTAATCAAGAACCTAGAGAAGGAGGGCTACTATGTGCTCAAATTATCGGTAACCAACAAGCCGGGAATTCCTGATCTTATTGCAATACCAAAAAACTCAGATGTAAAATTTATTGAAGTAAAACGTCCAGGACAAAAGCCGAGACCATTACAAGTGTACCGAATGAAGGAGCTTATGGGTCACGGGGTATCGGCTACCTGGTTTAATGGAGAATATTATGATATCGAATGAAAGAAAAATGGCAGCCTTATTGGGCGTTCTTCCGGTCTTAATGGACTACATGGAAGACATTAGAGAAGACTACCTAAGAATATACAGCAAGGGAGTTAAGAAGGCCGGTAATGATTTTATTGACGAGGTAGAGAAGCTATCCAAGGCTGTGTTTAATCCGGTAAAAGATATGGATGGATCGATAGAGTTTTTTGATGAGGTTCAGAACATTAGCACTGCATTCAACCAATGGCTGGCTTCATAAGATATACCATCATTTGGATCAGTCAGAATCTAGCCATTCCATTTTGGACGGTTGGTCATATTCACTTGATGACAACTATCTATGATGATATCATAGAGATTATCAGTTCTGTCGGTATGAACATAATAGTCGCACTTGGATTTTATTTAGATTACAAGAGGGGAGTTTAGTATTAACCTTTAACGTAAGGCAGATTTTAAACTAAGTCAGGCCTCCCCTCTTTTTGAGATAGTAACCAATTAAATTAAATATAATGATAGTATTAGATATATTACTATGGATAGTAAAAGCATTCTTTGTATTATACCTTATCTTTGGAGTAATACATATAACAAGTGGTCTATACCACGGAGAGTAGTAACCAATTAAATCAATATAAAATGCAAGAGAAATCACTGCACAACACCACTGCAAATGGTGCAAAGAAGAATGTTAAGGACATTCAATTTTGGGGAGACGGAGACACTTTCCGTTTAATTTCTAAAGCTTCATCTGAGGCCGAAGGATGGATGAAATCAACTAAGGCTATGCCTGTAGGTAACTCAGTTGTCATTCAGGTAACAACGCAGCAGCGTAATCCTGATGGAAGCTATTCAGTTGCTGAGGCATTAACTACAGTTGACAATGTTATCATTCGTGAATATAAAGTTGGCGACATTGTAGAGTCAAGAACTATTATTCCAAGAACTTTTGAGCACGAAGGAGTTTACGTCACAGCAGTTAGAAACGTAGCTTTAGAAACAGCTGAGTAAAGCTTGCCACTGACGAGTGGAACGTAACCTGCCGTGCATTGGCTGCGGTTCTCATCGTAGGGAGATAGGTTAGCCTTTCCGAGATAAAAGGCATAGTGAGGAAAACTGTTGGTTCAGTTAAACAGGAAGGCAGCTTACGGCATAAGACCATCCGAATAAGGTACTTCAAACGGAGTTCGCGATAATCCTACCGAGTGAGTTCGAATCTCACCCTCACTGCTAAAAAACATTTTCCCCTGTTTAGTGGAATGGATGCGAGTAATCAGGTAGGCGCTCCCCAAAACTAGTGAGGTAATGAGAGGCAAAACAATTGTCTGACACTAGTAAAATCGTGACAGCTCGGAAAGACGAGCAACATAGTGAGGTGGCGTAATGAGGCGTGGTTGCCGAGTCCTATATGGTTGCTTTAAGGTTCGAGTCCTCCCTCACTACAAAAGGTATAGGCGCACTAACTTCCTTATTTCTAATAGAACGCAATCACGGAGTGGCGGAATTGGTAGACGCTAGTAGACGAAAATGCAAAAGTCATAGGTTATCAGCTGTATACCTATTGAGCAGAAGTAGATACGAGGGATAAGCTCCATGCAGGTTCGAGTCCTGCCTCCGTGCCTAAGTGGTCATAAATGTCACAATTATACGTGAATTTGTGTCTTACAAGACAAGTTAAGATAAGTGGTAAAAATTGCCACATAAGTTAAACCAAAATGTAATACAATGAAAACAGCAGTAGAATACTTATCGTATGTGTATGCTCTTCAAGGTGCTATATACCAAGATGACATTGATAAAGCTATTGAAATTGAGAAGGAGCAGATTATTGAGGCCTTTGCTAAAGGTTCTGATGAAGAGTCTGACTATCACGGTTTTCAATTTATAACACCAGATAAAGCAATAGAATACTACAACGAAACCTTTAAAAAATAAAAAACCCTCTACACCGGAGAATAGAGGGGGACTTACAAACTTCTCTGTAAGTGGGGTAGATACAAAGATATTAAATAACCATGATAAAAGAAGCAGCCAAAAGATTAAAGGATGCCCCTTGGCATAAGAAGCTAAGAAGGTGGTTTAAGTTTAAGCGTTGGCTGTGGATGTGCAGAACAAGAATGATTATTAATTACTTTAAACAATGAGCAATTTCACCATCGATTTTTTTGAATTATGCTTCTTAGCTGAAGCATGTATACCACCAAGACCAATAGCAAGAGCAATGTTTTGGCAACATTTAACTGATGTGTATTGGGAACAGATGACTAAAAATGAGAGAGATAGGTTATTTGAATGGATTAATAAGGACGAAAGATATCAGAAGAGTGTAATAGCTGAGCCAGAAACAAAAATATTCAATGCTCGTTTTGATCCAGACAATCAATACTTAGTTCATACAACAATGAATGGTAAAGATAATTCAACACATACATTCAAATGGAATGGGCTTTACTATGTCAAAAGAAATACGTGGATAAGTCCTGAGTTTATTACTAAAGTTGAAAAGATATGAGAAAACTAGTATACAACGCAGTAACCTGCACAGAATGTAAGGAGCTATTGGTTAGCTACAGCGTGCATGACTACAAGACCTGTAGCTGCCCTAACGAGGCGATGGTGGATGGTGGACTTAGCTACGAGAGATACGGAGCAAAGGACCTTGACAAGTTGATTATCCATAACTACTACACTGACGACCCATTTGACGTAGTTCGATGCTACGCCACACGAGGTAGCCGAGGTAAAGATGGTAAGCAACCACTCACTTGGATACCGCTAAAGGACATGGACGACGACTACTTGCAGTCAGTCCTTGAGTATGGTGGTGCAGATTGGCACCTTGATTTGATTAGAAAAGAGATTAAATATAGAAAACATGAATGAGGTATTAAAGTTTAAAGAGAGGCTAAAGAAGATTGGCTACGACATCAAGCTTGCTGGTAACGTACCTTGGATATACCTTCACTCAGTTAATGGCAACATAGTAAATAGTGTGGACTGGATGAATGCCAACCATGGGTACACCATTGCTTGGTATCCTATTAAAAATGGTGAGGAGATTAAATTGAATTGGGAAGACATTAAGACAACCTTTATGTTGATCAGGAAATACGGCAAGCCGATACACAAGTACAACAATGGGATAGGTGCTACGCTGTGCCATGATTGTGGAGTGATTATATCTGAGGGCTTAACCAAGGATATGAAGTGCGAAAAATGTAAAATATTTTATCCATAATCGGAGGAAAACCGATTAAATGAGGAGAAAAACACTTAATTAATTATGAACCTAGAGAAGTATAATAAGCTGCGCAACCCGAGAAAGACTAAAGTAATTGGTCTAATTGAATTTCTAAAGGAAAACCATAAGCCCATAAGCTCAATAAAAAAGCATTTAGATGTTCAAAGACGATCCGTGTTTTTATACATTAATACGCTGCAAGAATTGGAGGTAGGTCTAAAGCAAGACGAACTAAAAAAATACTACATATGAAAAGCGAATACTATTATATAGATAGAAGTAAGTCTGTCAGGAAGTCAGTTATAATCTATCAAATAAAAGGATCGGTACATTCTCCTGTTGTTTACCTTAGCAAACCTAAATGGATTGAAGATGACGAATTCAATGATTTACTAGACAGGATGCAGATATTAATTAAACCAAAAGAGTTATGACAAACAAGCAATTTTGCAAGATATACACTGCATATCACGGAGAGGTTATTGACAAGATTGGTCAACTAGTTCAGACGTGTATGAATGGAGAAGAACTAAAGGAATTAATTGAATTTTTTATACAGCAACTTAAAAAAGATGAAAGCAACACTAGAATTTGATGAACAAGATGAATTGATGGACGCAATCAATGGTTCAAAATGGAGACTTATAGTTTGGGATCTTGACCAAGACCTACGAGGTATAGTAAAGCACGGATACATTGGCAATAGAGAGGCTACTGACGCAGAGATTGAAATGGCTGAGTACTGCCGGAAAAAACTTAGACAATTAGTTAGTGATGATGGACTAAACTTAGACTCATGAAGCCAGGTGTATACGCTGCCAACATAACGATCAAGGCTATGCCTTTAAAACATGGCACTAGATTGGCACCAGTAAATAAAGTTCTTGAGAAATGGCCTGTTGGTCTTAAGGAAGATGGGTCAGTTGTTGACACATACTTCATTGCTAAAGTGATAAAAAGAGAGAACATTAATAAATATCGGATAAATTACCAAATAGATACAATAGTTTTTTTATCAACATTTAATTATACTGTTTAAATTTTTCGTACATTAGCCTGCGTAATGCAGAATGTCAACTATGTCAACTCAACAATGCTCGAAATCAACGAGCTAACTGACAGCATCTATGAGCAACTCATGGACGAAGACTATGACGCATTGATTCCCACAATTCAAAATCTAATCGTAGTCCTTCGGGATCTGCACAAAACCCATTACGATGAAACAGTATATGGACAGAATCCTGGAGCTTCTAGCATCGGGAATGACAAAGGCTGATATTGCTCGGCAAATCATCTCAGAAAATAATCTTGATACCAGAGAAGAGACGATGAGAATATATATCTCTCGTGCTGTTACTAAGCATAATAATAAAGGTGTTAAGGATGCATGTAATGACTTAGAAGTAGCTCCTTCAAATGTTCCATACCTTTGGCTTAAGACCAAACAGGCGTCCTTATTCATCAAGAATCCAGCCTATCGTGTTGATCAAATAGACTACGAGTCAATTATATCAAAGTGTATTGATGGTAAGTCACCGGTACCAAAATCAAATTGGACGCCAGGTCAGACGGTTGATCGTTTGGTATGGACAGACGTTCACGTAGGCATGGATGCTAGTCGCAAAGGATTGGCTTTATATGCTACTGATTGGAATAGCGAACTACTTAACAAAAGAGTTGAGGAGATGGCTGAATTTGTTCTAGCAAATAAATCATCAGACAGCCTTGTAATAGATGATCTAGGAGACTTTATGGACGGATGGGATGGTGAGACTACCCGTAAGGGACATAAGCTACCACAGAACATGACAAACGAAGAAGCGTTTGATGCGGGGCTCAAGGCTAAAGTATTGTTGATTGATTATCTAGCCCCTCAGTATAAGAACATTCTTTGCAATAATATCTGTGAAGACAACCATTCAGGTGCGTTTGGATACATAGTTAATTCAGCATTCAAGCATGTCATTGATCGTAAGTATAGCAACGTCAATGTTATTAACCACAAGAAGTTTATAAACCACTACATAATTGGAAGACATGGATTTATCATTAGCCATGGCAAAGACTCTCGCAACCTTAAGTTTGGATTCAAGGTCCAACTTGATCCAAGAGGTGTTGAGAAAATATCTCAGTACATTAGACACTCGCATGAGCTAAGATCTTGTGACTATGTAGAGTTCAGCAAGGGTGACTCTCACCAGATGCTATTCGACTACTGCTCTTCCGATGAGTTTGATTACTTCAACTTCCCGGCATTCTCGCCTAGCTCAGAATGGGTTCAGACCAACTTTAAGAAAGGCCGATCCGGATTTGTGTTCTTCCAGATCGACCTTGAGTCCAATCGTAAGGTTGTTATGCCTTACTTCTTTAATATTTGATCGGCTGTTTCTCCGTCCTGAATTCTTTTTAGATTTAGGTAGTCGTAGTCACCAGTCTTCTCAATTAGTTTGACATACTCAGCTCCTTGCTCAGGTGTTAACCCTCCAAATCTTTCAGCAAATTTAATCGCATCAACAAGACCTGTCAGTCTCTTATCAGTATTCATGACAAGGTCTTTCTCCCACTCATTTGGCTTGCGACCAAGTTCTTCTTTAAGAAGTCCTATGTTCTTATTCTTGGTCTCACTGATAGCTTTCTTTTTAGCCGAACTCACAACCTTTCTAGCAACAGTACCGAAGTCTTTTGGTACAAGACCTGTAGAGTATAATACCATTGGTATTGTCATGTACTTAACTAATTCCTGACCTTCTTTGGTAAGGTATTTAGTTTTTGGTCCGTATCCAATGTCCTCAGTGAACTCACCTGTAGTTGCCATTCTACCCATCTCTGCAAGCTCCATGTATGTATCAAACGCAATACCTGGGACACCATAAGCTCTACCTGCTCCATCATTTTTAAATGTAACTGAGTATATATTTTGCTGCTTAAGTTTTTCAGTGAAGTTGGCTTCTTGCTCAGCATTCATTGGCTCCTGACCTCTAAGTGCTCTAGCATCGTTTTGATCTTTTATTGATTGAGTTATTTCCTCTTGAGTAATCATTGGGAAGTTCTCCATCATTGTATCAAATCCAAATGACACCAAGTCATCTGTAAGTGGAAGCGGAGATAATAGGTCAGACACAAAGCTTTTTACAGGGAATTTAGTTGCGTTCCATTGCTTCTTTGTCATCTTGATACCAAAGAATGAACGTTCTTTTTTCTCTTCTTCCTCTTCGTCTCCTACAATGTATGCCGCAATATTATCGTATACCATTGTCTTGATAAAGTATGCAATAGCTTGGTATGTAATCATCTCAGCAGCTAGACCTCCTAATGATTTAACAGCTTTTGCTCTATCCTCTGTTGATACATCGCTACCAAACAATGCGATAAAGTCATTATGCATACGCGCCTTTTGGTTGAGAATAAACGTAGCAAATGGGAATACAACCTTTCTTGCCACGCTAATCATTGGATCTCTAGATGACAAGAATTTACCAGCAAGCTTCTCGTCAGAGATATTTTGCTGACGGTCAACCATCATCTGAGCATATTCCATTGCTTCCTTGTTCCACTCATGATCTTTCCAATCAATGTCAGTGTCCATTCCATTATCGCGCAAATACTTCTGATAGTATGTGACAAATGATGACCTAGCTACCCATACATCTGGCTTAGACAATAAAGCCTTCATGTACATTTGACTAATCTTCTCAACAATCTTGACAGCCTCTGCTGCTGTGGTTGATTTCTTGTCAATCAATGAGTCGATTGATTCAACAGCTGTAATTGACTCAATACCACGATTTGCAATAGGCATGCCACTTCTATTGATTGCCTCATTCATATCCATGTTTAATGGAGTAAACCGTCCGGCGTTCATTATAGTGTTGACAATCACAGGTGTTGTTTGTTTTACAGCCTGATCTAATCCACCTAACGCCTTACCAACACCTAGCGACCCAAGGAAATTGGCTAAACGTTCAACTGATTTAAGCGTATCTCTATTAAAGTTTGTCTTACCCTTTACTGACGATATATAGTTGTTGATCCTAGAGGTAAGAATTCTACGATCATCACCATTTACCATTTTCTTATAACCATCAGACTTTAAGAAACCATCTACTTGACGAATAGATGGAGCGGTCTCAATGTCAATCATTGCGCCTTTAAGACTCGCAAAGTTATTGGTATCAAAGTCAAGGCTGATAAATCTGTTTTTTGGTAAGTTCTTAGGTCTTGTCGTTTCAATCAATACACCTGACTTGTTCTTATTGGTATAATCAAGTGACGACATAAACGCACTACCTCTACTTAATAAGTCCTCGTCTAGCTCTAAATCAGCCCCTTCTAGGCCTTTATATCTATCTGGGGTATAGTTGGTATCACTACCAAGAATTGAGTTATATACAGACAAACTAATGTCAGCTAGTTGGTCATACTTAGAAGCCCACTGATTAGTCATCCAATCAACTGCATCTAAGTTCATCTGCTCAGCATTTGCCTTGATGACATCAATATCACGCTCAGATACTTTTAATTTGTCGTAAGCTTTTTGATATAGATCTGCCATCTTTACTTCAGCATCTGACCCAGCCTCTAGTTCTTTAATTGACTCCTCAATAATTTTGACGCGACGTGTAAACTCATTTCGTCTTTCTGTCTCGGTGCCAATTAGATTTCTACTTAAGAATGCAAGCATACCTCTTTCGTATACATTTTCTGCATTCATAAAATTTTTCTGCTTATAGAATCCTTGCTCAGTATATTGCTTAACCAATTGCTTGTGCTCATAGTCAGCCTTTGCTGCACCTCTAATAACATCGGTAAGTCCCATGTCTGACATAAGTTTCAGACCATTCTTCATTCCAGGGAACATGCGCTCAATGAGTAGCGGAAGCGATACAAATTGCTCTCCAAATAATTTACCAATCCCCTTATTGAAATACATCTTAAGCGGTCTTGATCTCTTTCCAGAAGCAGCCAATCGGTCAGCATTAAGTATGCCTTGGTAGTTCTTAACGACTGCCTCGACACCACTTGTGATACCATTATTCATGAAGTTATCCATGGCCTCAAGAACTAACGCAGCCTGCTTAACTGACAATCTATCCATGTCAATTTTTAACAGCTGTCCCATTAATTCCTTTTGTCTTGGCGTAAGATCAAGAGGCTCTTCTGTGAATGGATCTTCATTGTTCACAATCATCTTTTCTATGATACCAGACATGAACTCAAAACGATTTTTCAAAAAGTTCATCTTCTTCTCAGGATCATTAATCTCAGATTCCTCTGTATTAATGATGTCAATGATCTCCTGCATCTCTTTAGAAGTCATATCCTCAGTAATAGCTCCTGACTCAACTAAATAGTTATGTACAGCCATTAGCTCAGCCTTCTTGTTCTTTTCTTGAAGCTCGATCTGTTCTGTAACAAACTCATTGATGGCTGCAATGTCTGCTGCCTGTCTAATTGCCACCTCTAAGCCTCTTACCGGTCTAACTGCATTCAGAACGTTCTCTGCGTTTGAGATGTATTGATCAATGTCTTCAACTAAGAAAGGATCAACCTTAGTAAACATCTTAGCCATACCAGCAACCTCAGCCTGAAGTTCTTTTGACTTTAATGCACGTCTGATTGACTTTCTTATTTTAGATGCTTCAGATAGCCTTTCTTGGTAGTCAGCTCTTAAGAATACCTTCTCAGCATAGTTAATCAATCGCTCAACCATAACCGGGTTGTCAAGGTTTACCTTACCTATCTTATTAATGATTGAATTTGATTGACGAGTAGATATTTTACCGTCCTTAACCATAGCTGATATAGCTGAAACCAATGCCTTTCGTTTAGCATTTAGATCCATCTTAGCCTCACGTGCTGCTCTGGCTTCTAGTCTTAGTTGTGACTTGAGTGCCGCTGCTTCATCTACCTGTACTTTTGTTGGTTTAACTCCCATGAGTCTACCTACAGATGGCGCCGACTTCATTCGCTGACCAAAGAACTTCTTGAGCTCTCTTTCAGCTTCTTCTCTCATTAAGTCGTCAGCCTCGTTATACCATTCTGACTTTCTCAAGTCCTCGAGCGCTGAAGTGACACCCTGTTCAGGTGTGTTGCCTCTTTCCTTTACAGATAGTACATACTTTTCTTTGGCTTTTCTAATAGCCTCCTGTTTGCTGAATCCTTTTTGTTTCTTTATCTCTGGTACTTGCTTTACCTTCTTAAGTCCAATACCATAAGGAGCTACCACTTGTTGTTGTTGAGCTCTATCTAAATCATCTCTATATTTATTACGAACCTCTTCAGGCATAATGTCATATGAGTTTACAATGATATCAGGGACACCAATTACTTCACCTAATATGTCATTCTCAT